CTGTCGGGAGTTAAGGGGGGAATTAGGCTTTCTTTTCCTTACCGGCGATGCGCTCATAGACGTCCGCCAACATCTTTTTGCGCGTCTCTTTGTCACGGTCAAGCCAGAAGTTGTCAATGTGGTGTTTGATGAACACCTCCTTCGACATCGCTTTGACCGCTTCCGTGACAAAGGTTACACCTTCATATTTGTACATTAGGCTACGTAGGGCTCAATGCCGTAGATGCCGTTCGTCGCGAGAACGCTCGCCAGTTTCAGCGTGGGAGTGGTCGTGCCAGTGGCCAGCGTGATGGTGAGGTAGTTGTTCGCGGCGTCGTAGGTGGCGGCGGTAGCACCAGTGAGGACATTCGAGGCATTGTCGGCGATGAGTTCGCCATACTTGGCGGTGGCGTCGCCCTTTCCGTAGAACTCGACCAACTTGTAGTTGTTGCCGGTGGTACCGACTTTCTCCAGCGTCACAGGCATCAAGCCATAGACAGCAGAGCCAGCCGAGAACTCGAGAGGCACAACATCAAGTTTAATCATGTACTCCTCAACGTCGATGTACGACACGTTCACGGCGAGCGAAGCCTTGTCGCTTGCGCCCGGGTGGTCGTTGCCGCTCGGATAGATGGTCACAGGAATACCGGCGAGGGTCTCCGTGCCGTCGTTGAGGCCGTAGAGGTTGTTCTTCGCGTCAATGAGGTACATGTCGAACTCCTCGTCAACGTTCTTGAGGATTTCGGCACGCAGGTAGTGACGGAACTTGTCGATAGTGAACGCGTCGGTGCGTGCGCTTACACCGTTGTACACGTTGGGGCCGTAACCCACCTGAGAGGTCTGCACCTCGCCGCCGTTGGGCTCCCAGTTGATGATTTGGGGGAAGCCGTAGGCGCGGTTAGGCAGGTCTGCATGACACATAGCCCTCAGATTGTCGAGCGTGTCATACTCCAGTTTCACTCCGTGCTTGGTCAGCAGGAGGTACTTGATTTTGTCGTAGTCGATTTCGCAGGTCGACTTGCCGGTGAAAAACGAATTGCCGGCACAGGTACGGATTCTTGGCATGATTATCTACAGGTTTGATTGTTAACTTTGATTTCCAACGAGCGGATGTCGATTGCGTCAATCGGCTCGCTTACTTCTTGGCCGCTCGGAGTGATCGCGCCGTAACGGCCGTAGTCGAAGTTCTTGCTCATCGTATGGGGGACAAACTCGGTCTCGCCATAACCCCAGTCGAAACGGGGGTCAGCCAACAATACTTCTATCAACTTTTCGTAGATAGGCAACAATACGCGCTTGAACGAGGTCTCCATACGCTTCTCATTAGACCACTCCTTCCTCGATGAACAGGCGATGATGAGGTTGATTTTCGTCTTGTACTGGTAGTCGCCGCTGTCAACGGTCACCACATTCGGGGTCTGCAAGGCTATCAAGGGGAACTTCACCGGCATGGCGGCGGCACCCTTTGAACGCACGTCAAGCATATCCTTGACGTACTGCGCAGAACCGAACAGGTAGTTCACGTCAACACCGACAATGTCCTCGGTGGTGCCGTCGGGCTTGGTCTTGGTGATGGTCACTGCCTGACCCACCGCCTCGACAATACTTGCGAAAATATCCTCTATCTGGTTCATCATAGGTTGTACTGGTTAATGGTGGTTATCATCTCGACATGATAGAACACGTCATAGTCGCTCGTCTCGGCCCAATCAACGAATTGCCTGTTGAGGTTAACCATGTCGTTCCACACTTTCACCATGCGCTGGCGAGGCGGCTGGTTCTCGTTGGCTGACTTCATCTTCATCAGACCGGTGATGGTCATGTGCTGGTTGACGTCGCCGACCAACTTGAAATAGACATAGTGGGCGAATGAGGGTCGCAGTTGCTCGCACAGCGTCTCGGCTCGCTCGTCGGTGTATTCCTCGTCCTTACCTCGGTTGACGAGGTAGGCGGTCACTTCGGCTGCCAAGTCCTTGCCGACCATCTTCAACAGGAACTCGCCCTGGTAGCGCTCAATGTAGGCGACAATGGTCTCCTGCACGGCAAAGGCGTTGTTGTCGAGGTCGTCAATGGGGCGTGCGTTCTCTATCTGCAACGGCCCAACGTAGAAATATGAGCAATCTATGAGGTTCATCTGTCTTTACTTTTTGGACTTCTTGACGGGCTTCTTCGTGTCAGTGACGGCGACCTCTTTGTTGTCTTCCACCGCTGGGGTCTTCTCGTCTTCAACAATTGGAGCCGCCTCCACGAGGGGAGTAACGCGGAGTTCTCCCCTCGATATGCGGATGCGGTTCTCTTGAAGCACCTTTGGCAAGGCTGGGCCTTCAAAGATGTACTTCATGCTCACGATACGGTTACGACGCAAACGTCGGTATACGTGTTCACTCCGTCACTCACTGAAGCGGTGATAACAGCAGTACCGGCAGCGACACCAGTCACGATGCCGTTAGCAACGGTGGCCTTAGTGCTGTCGCTCGAAGCCCAAGTCACTGTCGCGCCGAGAGGCTTGACGGTGTAGGCGAGGTCAACGGTGTTGGATCCGCTGGTGTGACCGACTGTTGCGGTGGGTTGCACACGGATGTCATAGTCGGTGGGCTTGGTGATGGCAGCCTTGAGAGCAGCGAGGTCGCCGTATGCGAATGCCCATGGGTTGTAAATCGGGAAGATGATTTCCTCCTGTGCGATGAGTACAACCTGGTTGGTCAGCTTGCTCTCAATGTCCTCTGCCCACTCCAACGAAAGGTTGGTGTAGTCCACGATTGCGGCGGCAGCGGGGCCGAAGTCGCCGATGAGGTACTTTCCTGCAGCGATGCCGTCGTACTCGATGATGGGACGACCAGCGATGTACTTCACGCCGCCATTGTCCTGGATAAGACCGAGATTGCGACCCAGCGTGTCCTTCTCGCTCTCGATGGTGTTGACGGTGATGGGGTTCAGCACGATAGCGGTGGGCTTGTACTGAGCGTAGGTCATTACGGCGAAAGCGGTCTTGATGACATCGAAGCTGTTGGGCTCGTCAATCGACTGGAAGCCGCCGTTGTTCACGCTGAACGTCATGCTGGCAACACCAGTCTCGGTGCCTGAGAACACAAGCGAAGGTAGCAGGATCTGACGGTCGTTCATCTTGATGACATCGTGAGTGGCGTTGAGACCGGTGTTCACAACTGCGTTGGCAAACGTGATCTTCATGCCATCGAGGATGTCGGGCTGAGGATTTGTGAACTCGACAATGATGCCAGCGGTGTTGTTGTACTTGCTCACGCTCGTAACACTGCCGGCAGAACCAGTAACGATGCTGTCGGTGATAATGCTCTCGACGCTGTGCACGCCGTTCTTGTTGGCGATACCCTCAAGGTTCTCGCCATTGCCGTCACCGAACAGGATGTTCCAGTCCTCTGCCATATACACTGCCTCTGGCAGCATGGCGACGATGTACGACTGAATGTAGGCACGGCTCTTGAGCATTCGCTTCGACACGGCAAGGAAAGTACCGAGGCGCTTAACGCTCACGTTGTTCTCCTTAACCTTGATGTGCGACTGGCTCAGGCGGCCATTTTCGGTTGCATAACGGGCGTTGCGGTCCATGCTCTCAATCTCGGTGAACGCGAGATTGGGGAAAGCAGGGTCACCGGCAAGCGATGCGAGCACGTCGCGAAGGTGCAGACGCTTGGGAGCGTACTTGCTGACCACTCGGTTCTGCTGCTCGGTGATGAGCAGGTTGCCGGTGTAGTCGTTGGTCATACTGTCGGGGGTGATGTCCTTCAGCGAGAAACCGGTGAACGCGCCAGACTTGCGAGTATGTCCCTCCATGAAGTCCTTGAACTTCTCGCTGTCGTACATCTCGTTCATCTTCTCAGCGAAACGGCTGATGCCATCAACGGCAGCACTGCCACCACGCTCCTGGGCTTTGGAGATAACCTCCATCGCCGACTTGAGCATGGACCTCAGTTCCTCGTTGTCCTTGATAACTTGAGCGAACTTCTCGGCATCGTAGCCTTTCAGCTGCTCTTTGATACTCTCAAATTGAGCATTCATGTCCTCGGTGGTGATGGCGCCTTCCATTGCCTTGTTGACAACATCGCACATCGTCCCAAGAATATTCTCCATGAAACTCTTCTGCTCGGCATCCTTGATGTTCTCAAGGTTGTAGCCGAAGTCCGATTTGGTTACCTTCTTAAAGGCCATAAAATTAAAATTTTAGTGGTTAATGTTTCTCGATAGCAGCGTTGAGGCTTCCGAAGAAAGTGCCGTCGGCGGCTTTCTCCTCCTGTTCCTCATCTTCCTCGTCACGAGTGTCGTCTGACGGCTCGTCCTCGGTCTTTTCAAGGGCAGGAGTGGACTGCTCAAGCATGATACTCGAATTGTAAACTCTTGAATAGCAATTTGGGCAGTAGGCGAACTCAGCGATGTCTTCCAATGACTTGGTGACCATCTCCTCGTCAATCTTGCCGTCCATCTTGCTTAATACCGGGTCGAGAATGGCAAGCACGGCAGCGCGGATCTCGGGCTTCAGTTTGCTCATTTCCTCACGGACGATGCCGTCGGTAATCCAGCGCAGGTAACTGTTGGCGCAATCCAACACTTGCTGCGACAGGGTGTAACGCTCCGCCTCGTCCCACACGAACTCTTGCCCACAATGGGGGCAAGTCACAACGACTGCGCCCTCAAGCGCTTTTGTTAGCATGTCAAGTCTCATCTCGTATTGTTTTAAGCGTTCGTCCGTGTAACGCATCTGCAAAGCGCGACGGATGAACTCGATGTTTGCCCGAACTGTGGCCGGATCGTCCTGCTTAATACCTACGAGGAACGTCTGCGGGTTGCTGCCCCAAGAGGTCAGCGTCGAGTATTCCCACATCTTCCATTCGAGAACCTTGCGCTTGTCTTCGGGGTCGCGCTTGATGGCCTGAACACCGATAGAGTGCTCCAGCGTGCGACCGGCAGCGGCATACAGTTTGTAGTCTTCCAGCGTGTCGCGCCCAATCTGCTTGGCGAGATTGAGTTGACCCACCATAACGAGGTTCCCGTCACGCTCCTCACCCTCAAGGGGCACACCGAGCAACTGTGTCGTGTCGTGGTTCAGAAACCACTTCATGCGTGCTATGTTCTCCTTGAGCGTCTTGTTGAACGAGCCCGGCATTGAGATGTCATTCTGGGAGTCAACAATGCCGATGCCGTTGACGGCAACCGTGACGATGCCTTTCGCCTCGTCCAAATCATTCGCCTTCGTCCTGTACAGTAGGCGCTGATATTTCTCCTTCATCTTCTTGTTGGGGTTTGGGGTTGGTAAATAATTTCACTCTCTCTATGTCTTCGGGTGTCATATCACTCACGAGCTTGTCGTAGAGTGGGTCTTCCACCCGTTCATATCCTTGTTGAGCCCGCCAGTCGTTGAG